TCAGTCTGGAGTCGTTCCTGTCCGGAGAGTAGTAGGTGAAGATCTCTATCATGAAGTAGACTACTTTTATTCCAATAAGTATAATACTGCATACTTGCCATGCTCTCATAATAACCTCAAAGATATCATTGCATATAGTGTAGCATGCAATACTCCAGATACTACATTTTATACTATCAAATTCGCTGACGGATATAAGGTATATAAGAGTGGCAATTGGATACCTGTAGTAAGACTCAATAGTACTATCTGGCAGTATAATGCTGATGGTACATGGCAGAATGCTAAAATCAACAACGCGCATACTGCTATCTCAGATGCTATGACTTATGAAATTAATCGTATGTCTGGTATCGACTTAGTCAATATTCCTCAGTATGCTACTGGTAGGATTCTTGGTATGACTATATCACTAATCAAAGATACTGATACAGTTCCTGAATTCACTAACGGTACATATACTGGAGTAGTAGATTTAGAAAATGCTCCTGACTATCTTGTACCAGATACTCGTACTAAGACTTGGGCATCTTCAGAATTTGAAGATCTTAAAGATACTATCATTTCTATCACTATCGACGAAGCTAATGTATCTGCTCACGTAGATGTTCCTATTGGTACTAAAATCAAATCTGGATGTACGATATTAGTAGCTGGAATATATCTCAAGATTAGTACTATCAGTAATGATGGAACTACTTCTGGAGATATCAGATTTGTAGCTAATACTAAAATATCTACAGGTACATATCCTGTACAAGGTATCTACGGTATGGATAGTAGTGCTACTATTACTGCTAACGATACATATAGTGTATTAGCAGATATGTCTGATCATGGACTTGAAACTATTGAACAGATCCTTAGTACCAGTGACGATAATGTATATTACTTTGTAGGTGATGCTACATCACTTAAGATATACACTAACGATACTTGGACTACTGTAGTTTCTTATACTGACAATACTTGGAAATATATAGAAAATGCACAATGGATAGAAGCTCCTATCAACTCTGCACAATCTGCTATGAGTAAGGTAGTCGAAAATACTATCAACAGGATGACTCGTACACAGTTAGAAGCTATTCCCAGTGCATACTTGGATAGTACTATTACTCATGTTGGTGCTACTGTAGATAATACAGTTGTTACTAATAAGACTCTTAGTAAGCTTACTCTTGTAGGTACTGATAAACATATGGATGTTACAGAAACCGATATCAAATGGCGTATCGTCAGTGATGTTACTGTTACTAATACTAATGAATTGCACGGAATCAGAGTACAGTGGAGATATAATTCCTAGGTATATATAGAGAGTGTTAGTGTCCATAAAAGGACACTAACACTCTCTTTACTTTATATCTACTTAAAACATACTATTCAACTTAGCTTCAGCTGTTTCGTTACCATTATCAACTTTACTTCCATCAGAGTATATATCTCTAGTATATGTAGGTTTAGTATAGATATCATCTACTATTCCAAATTCTGTAAATTTATAAGCAAAAAACTTATGAGCTTCTGGAGTATCATCTACATATCGATGTTTATCTCGCTTAAATGTCATATAACTATCTCCAGCTTGGTTCTTTTCAATACAGAGATAGATACTGAGATCGACTTCTCTTTGTACATCTAGTGAATCTGCCATATGAGAAGCATTAAATCGTTTTACAGGATTAGCAATACCACTAGCAACAATGTCAGCAGCACCACGATTAAGCTGATGTGCACTACCTAACAATGTACCTTTTGATTTAGTATAATTACAAAGATTACTATATAACTCTTTTACTAACAAATGATTACCAACACTTGTAGATTTCCCAGTAGAACTACTCTTTTTCATACAATTGATATAGTCAATAAGAGTAGCAACAATAAAGTATCCTGAATTTTCATATTTCTCATAAGTTTGTCTAAACTCATCAAACCCAAATTCACTAGGCAGATATCGTTCTACAACAAAATGATATCCTTTTTCACTAAAGAAATCGTAGATATATTGGATAACATATTCATCAGAAAGATTATCTGCAGATGAATTTGTATTCGTTTCATAAGCATTCCTAAACCACCACATCATATCTTCATTAGCTTCATTTTCTAATGATAAAAATAAGATTAAAGGTTTCTTACCTTGAGGATGTACTGGTGGTACATTGTAGGTTACAATCCATTTAGCAAGTAATTTTAATAACAAAGATTTTCCATGATACGATAAGGCATTAAATATGACAGATTCGCCTAAAGTTATTCCGCCACGCTTTCCGCACATCATATTAAATCCTTGTAACCCAGTTTTCATGATATGATATTCTTTTCGTTCTGTATATGTATCTTTTGCTAATTTAATGGAATTCTTATCCATAAAATCAATCTTCTCAACTCGACCTCCACTATTTACCATACTAGCTAAATCGAATGCTGCACTTATATCTTTACTGACATTCAATACATCATTGAGATATACTTTTTGATCAGTAGGATCTACAGTATCAGCACACCTATTTAGATATCCAAACATCTTTCGAGTATAGAGATTACATTTATTCCAGATAATGAAATTATTTATCTTATCATTGATACGAATTAACTTATCATTTGTCACTGAACTTTCACTCGAAAATAATACTCTCAATTGTTGATACACTTCTTCATTTTGAGATACTGCAGGATCAGATTTAAACTTCAATAATAACATAGTTAATTCTGTAACATTTTTAGTAGTAAGTTGATTTGCAATTATTTCTTTAATTAATCTAATGAGAAATTTTATAAGAGTAGTTTCTGATACAAGATTGCGCATATTCTCACTGATGATATCAACTAACTCATTTACTACTCTTTGCGATTTCTGATCATTTACATTTATTAATAGAGCAATAGCATCCAAGAAGATTTCAGAATTGGAATAAAGCATCGGGTATTTTACTCCTCATTTATATGGATATATCGATATAACCTTTCTTATCTAACAATAACATACTATGATTTAGACATATAGTTTTTTAAAAGTTTGATAAATAATCAACTTAAGGATAACACGCTTATGGACCTTTCGCTCTTTGATCGATATAAAGAAACCATATACAACAGCTTGAATTTACTATATGCTAGTATGTGTGTAACTCCCAATACTCATCCATTATATGTTGGCATAATTAGACGTAATATCATTATACTTGATGAGCAATTAGATATATACCGGAAGTCTAAAGAACTTTCATTAAATCAGATATATACATTAGAAACTACAATTAGTCATATCAAAACTATATTAAATTATAAAGGAAAAGAACTTCCTTCAGATTTAACTCCTTTGAATATAGAGAATGTATTACTGTTGACAGAAAATAGTCCCCAATATAACTTCTATATGCCTATCCTCAGTATTGTATGTAATATCAAATACAAAGGCAATGCACATATAGGATCTTTATTTGTAATTAACGATACTATAGGTGTCCATATTGATGAAAATTATACCTACTCTTTTAATAACAACGATGTCGATACTGTTAGGGATAAGTATTGGAAATATATTCTCAGTTTTGATTTCAGTCAATCGACTTTTTCTGAAATTGTTAGAGGATTTACCATATCCTCTTTTCCCGTAAGTCAAACATATAACGAACTTACCATTGGTGAATTGTGTAGATGTTTAACTACAAATACTACCAATATAAACTATAATTTAAGTAATGTAGATAGAACATATTTTAATAATTTATTAAAACAAATAACTAATACACAACACAATCTATATATAGAAGATTGTGATATCTTTAAAGAATTAGCTTTATATTTAAACTTCCCTATAGAAGCCATTAACTATCTTATAGGTAATTCATCGACTGTAGGTGGCCGAACTGCATTAGATTCAACCTCATTAAGAAATTATTTTAATAATTTTACTTCTGGAATGGAAGATCTTGATGATGATGACGATACAGACACCGATTCAGAAGATGAAGATGATGATGACCTCGAGACCGATGAAGATACCGATACCGATGATACAGATGATGACGATGACGATGACTCAGAAAGTGATGATGGTAGTGAAGAAGAAGAATCTGAAGATGATCCAGAGGAAGGTACAGATACAATATCATCCGATGACGACTTGTTGCCAGCTTCTTCTTTAGGAAATATCACTATTGAATTATCACCAAAAGACGAATCTATCGCTGACATCATATATAAGGCGAAGGTATGTGATTTGGTTAGAGAATATAAAAAAGATCCTCCACCAGATCTTAAAATAGAAGAGTTGCTCCTTCTAGAGAATTGGTGTACTAAATGGATCTTTTTGGTCAGTGCACGAACCACAAAAGACTTGTTGAGTGAATTGTCAATAACAGTCTGAGATATCCAGACTCAAATACTCCGGAGAAATATAAATGAGTAATAATGCTTTTAAAGACTTTGTCGCGCAGTTGGAAGAATATCAGATCGAAACCGATGAAGGTGCTCTGTCCTTGATCGAAAAAGAGACCATGGGAAAGATCTGGAATAAGTCACTTGACTTCCTCGAGAGTCGTAATCTGGTATCTGGTGCTGGATTGGAATCTCTCAATTCTTTCGATAGGCCCATCAGTAACCTCAGCCAGAATACTACTCTTGGTCACGTCGGCGTTGAAGCTATCGTTGACTTTTGTCGGGATTGCGAAATCGCTAACGATCAGCTGTTTGCTGCTGCGTGTAATGTCGGACATCTGCTTGCACATAGCGGAAGTATGGCTGAACATTTCAACTCCGAAAGGGGCGGTGTAGAATCTCTTGACAATATCAACTTCCAGGATATGGGTAGTGTCTTCGGTAGCTATTCTGCAGCTACTCTGAAACAGGATGCTGCTGCTGCTTTGGAAGCTTTTGGTCAGGATGTTGACAAGCTGACAACTGATATCCGTATCAATATCGCTATTACGATTATGAAGTTCCATAAGAATATCCTTGATAGGATCATGTTTCGTAAGCCTTGCGATTCTAACGTCATTCAGTTTTCTGTTCCGTATCATGAAGTCTATGATCTGGAGAAGGCTGCTGCTAAGGATACTCGTGTCCGCAATCTTGGTGATCATCGTGTTAACTTCATCGATCTCTACAAAGAACCCGGAACTGCTAACACTGAAGCTAAGAAGATCATTCCTCTGAAGGCTAATGACGTTAGCGCTACTGCTAAGTTGGTAGCTGACGAACAGATTCTGTTTGGCAAGGAAGTCAACCTGTTTGATCTGGCTCTGGATGCTACTAAGTTTGGTCATAGTCATATTGACTATACTGACTTGGTCTCTGAAGGTGTTCTCTTCGATACAGCATTCCTGACAATCACGGAAGATAACGAAGGTACTATCAGAGAAGAGATCTTTGCTATCCCTATGAAGATTCGTTCCGGTGCACGTTTCCAGATGAGAAACAACTCTCGCGATTCCGCTGATCGTGACTGTCGTATCTCCGAACGTGTCAACTTCAACAAGGATACCCCTAAAGCTGATGGTACTGCTTCTAGTATCTTGACAGCATTTGCTGGCGATGCATATCTTCAGTTGAGTCTCAATATCACTGGCGGTATCAACCTCAAGACTGCTGATACTATGGTTCAGGGTCAGGTTTCTGGCGTTGTTGTAACAGAAACTGGTGAGACTCCTGTTGCTGCAGTTACTGATCAGTTCGATAAGTTGTCTTTTACATTGTCTCATTATACTCTCGATGCTCGTTATAGTGAAGAGAATATGCGTAAGACCACGGCTGCTGTTCGTATGAATAAGCGTCCGATGGCTTATGAGATCCCTGTCGGTCGTAACTATGTCGTCGACTATTCTCTCGCTCAGACTAAGCCTGCAGAAGTCCTCAGCACTGTTTCTCAGCTGATCTCCATCGGTAACGATGATCGTGGACTCAAACTGATCATGGCTACTATGGATCAGGTCTATGATCGTCTGGAAGCTGAGAGCGGTGGAAGTATGTTTGCTGATCATCGGGATCGTGTCGCTTTCGATTTCGTTGCTGGTAATAAGGTACTTCCTTCTATCTTCAAGGGTGAGATCGATCTGGCTAACGTAGAATCCATTCGTAGCTCCGATATCCTCTCCGATATTCGTAGTCTCATGGAAAAGTTCCTGTTGGAAATTATTGCCAAGATGCACAATGACAGTATGTATACGAGTGCTCTGGATAATGGTGAAAAGCCTCATTATAAGGTCGTCACTTCCAGTCCTATCCTCGCAACATGTTTCAGCGTTCCGCATATGCATAACCACCTGGACGTCAAGGTGGGTGTGGATGGAGAAACTGTTGAGTATGCTCGTATTCTCCCTAACGGAACTCGTCTCGACATCATCACTACTACGTTCAACAGCATGGTCGATAAGATCGTTATAATTCCATATCGTAAGAACAACCCTCAGTCTGAGTTGAACTTCGGTGTGAACTGTGATCGTGGTCAGTTTGTCGCTAACTACACTCCTGTAGTCAATCAGGGTGTTTCTCGTCGAGTGGCTGTCAACTCTCGTGAAATTCCTTATGCTACTAACCCTCTTGGTGCTATCATCCAGGTCAAGAATGTATCTCAGTACTTTGAAGGTTTGGGTACTCTCAATATCTAAGTTACACCAATAAAGGTATATAGACTAGGGAACTGAGTTCCCTAGTCTATATTTGCCTTATCATTTTTATACATAATCGATTATACAATAATACTTGGAAGATCACATTTGATAAATGCCCATGCACACGCAATAGCATCTGCTTCATGTTCTACCATCTTTTCAATAGGATTTTGTTTAGTCTCCTTTAATTCGATATCAGGATTGAGTAAAATAGCTTCTTGTACAGTTATCTTAGAAGCTTGTCCATGATCCGTAACTATACGCTTAATGCACTGAGGAGCAAGTTTAAATACAGGTAAACCTAAGTTAGTTCCGATAACTCGTTCGATAGTATGAATACATAAAACTAATGCCGCATATGCTGCAGTTCGACCAGGCTGCCAGAAGGCACTTTCAGTTACAACATAATCAGGTTTATATCTCATCAAGTTAAACAACTCTTCTTCTAGATGAGTAAGTTGTATATACGATTTGTTAAACAGTACTAACTTTTCCTTATATTTATTGAGTGCTCGTTTTCCTTCAATCTTTCCACGTTTACTAACAAAAGCCTTACCTGTAGTTGTGTTGTATTCAGTCAATGCCCATCCGGTACAGGTAAGGCCCGGATCAAAAGATAATATTTTTACAGTACATTTAAGCATAAATACATTCTCCCTATGAATGAATATTAGCAATAAGTCCTTAAGAAATACCTTAAATATATATACTTTGAAAAATCCCTAGAATTATATATACTTATACTATATCTAAATATCGTTTATTGTAATACAAGACTTTATCTATAATTATACCCATTATGTATCATCTCTTTTAGACATAGTTCTTCTATTTCTAGGTAATTAGGTAATCCATAATACGTTTCGCATAAATACATTGAGTTTTCTTTTGGACTTATAGCTTGGGAGAAATAATATTGAGTTTCTTTTCGTGATTTATTTTCGATTTGTATTGCTGTACTGAGTTTAGTTTCTTTACTGATATTACAACCACATTGTGTATTTGGGTAATATGCAGAAAAATCTTCATCAGATACAAATACATGTAGCATAGTTTCAAAGTCTGGACGTTGAGCTATAGCATTGATTCCTACACCTTTACTACTTTCAGGTTTAAGAACTGTACCACCAAGATTTTGTATCAGTTTTGTAAATTCAGTTTCTAGTTCAGTACCTGCAGCTGCTGGTACTTTATTATTTTTCATACAATAATCAAATAAAGTATTGGTTACACATGTTGTTTGTTTTCCAAAATCGTTAAATGAAGTAATGCCGGATAATAGATATAGAGAATTTATATCTTCATTCTTCCATTCCATCAACATCAAAGATAGAGCATCTCCAATATTGTAAACAATATATTCAACAAATCGTTGAGTCTGCATTATATAATGAGATCCTTCTTTACCTAAGGATCGTTTTTGTAATTCCATATTTTCAAGCTTAAGGACATTAGCAAGAGCATAACTAGGAAGATATCCTTTAGCTTTTCTCAATCTTCCATAAAGAGCTTCACAGTCAATAAACTGAGTATACCCAGTTAAATAAAACCAATGCCACTTATCAATAAAGTGATCTACTTTTCGAGTATCTGCCTTATAGTAAGCTTTTCTATATTTAGCAGGTACTTCTGGATGACACATGATATCTTCAGCCGATTCTCCGTTGATCTCTAACCTTTTAAGTATCTGAGGAATATCGAACCCTAAATTCCAAATGCCTACAAAATCAGTCTTGTTTTCGTGGAGTCTAGCAAAGATCCATTTGACGATATCCACTTCATTTTCACAGATCTGATAATGGATCTTTAGATCATACTTTTCTATACTAGATTTTAATTCTTCATTAACTAATTCTTTAAGTTTATCAATAGTAAGTTTCTTTTTTATAGTTCCATGTTCTTTAGTCTTTATTACTTCATAAAAATAATATTCATGAATTCCTACATAAATCTGATTTTCATGAGTAAGTGTAATGAGATTAATTTCACCTAGACTTCCAGGAATAACAGAAGTTTCAATATCTAGCATACCTTTAGTAAATGGAATAAATTCTTCACCTTCAAAGTTGAGATTGTATTGCCTTCGCACTAATGTATTTATAGAAATATCAGCCCCATAGATATAGGGATAATTGCATAGTTTTTTAAGATTTGTATATCCTCTGGGTGGATACCCATATATCTTCTTATGTATCTCATATGCTAAATCTTTTTCAAATACTTTAAATTCATCTAACTCATCTAAACTACAATATTCTTTCTTAAATTGATGAGTCTGTTTACCTTTCTTAGTAATCCAAAAAGATCGCATAGGATCACTATGTATCACCAGTTTGGGTTGTGGATTACCATTATCATCTATATAACTAGCTTTAACAATAACAGCATCAGTATGTTGTTGTTTATTATATACATAAGTAGCATGATTCCATTGTAGTTTCATATTCCCCCTCACATATTCAAAATATTTACCTATCCTATAATTATACATATCATACTTCGAATCAATCATTTTTTATAAGTGAGAGTATGAAGGAAAAAATAAATAAGTACAATAAGATATATAGAGAGCTACCCTACAATGAGGGTAGCTCTCTATACACTGTACATTATACACTAAGAAACTTCTGAATACGATCCTGAGCTTCTTTCAGGTTGTCCTTATTCAGTCGAGACTTCGCCTGTACCGTCATCCGTACTTCGCCGTAGGATGAGATACTCTCGCCGGTCTTGGGATTGCGGTGTTCCTTATACGCACGCATTGAAGTCTTTTCGACTCCACCAGGTGTTCTTGTGGACAGCTTGACTTCAGCTTCCTTGGGATCGTCTCCAGCTTTCTTTGCAGCCTTGATAGCATCTCCCAGCTGAGATGCCAGAAAGTCCACACTACCATCGCGATAGAGATTGTTGAACTCGGCAACAGCCTTAACCATCTCTTCAGTAACTCCATGCTGATTAGCCAACTTGAGATAGTCTTTCTGAGTCATGGTGAATGTAGCATCATTTGTAGAAGCTGCTTTTTCACCGATAAACTTTGAAACATCTTTGAACTTTGAATCTGCCATGAGTTTCCTCCATAAGGATTTAGGGGTAAATAGTAAATCAAATAATCTACATATTCAGTATGTTTATCAGTTAAATAATATATATTTATTTAACCGTTCAACATTTCTTTTATACATTAGGATGATTATTAATTTCCTTTCTGTAATTAAAGAATAATTCAACAAAATATTTATTTACTTGTAAGTTGGAATAAATCAGATTCATGAGATTAGAGTTATATAAAGGCAACCTTGAACCCATAGATCTGTAGTTCATCATCTCGAAATAAAAATCTTCTACATTATCAAAACAGATATCTAATCCATGAATATCTTCATCAAAAGTTTCAGGGATATTAACTAATCTAAGAAATTTAGATACTGTACAATTGTTAATGAATTGTTTAAATTTACACAATAGAGAATACATAACAGTAGATTCACTCATACGTAAATTATATGTATTAGTATTTATATTAGCCAATATATCGTAAAGATTTAAAAGGTTAGGAGATCGTACAGACATACATTCGATTAATCGCAAACAACATCGAATTTCTTCTTCAGATAATGATAATCCTAATCTACGAATAGTATAACAAAATTGAGTTTGGATATCGACAAAACAAAAAGGATTAAAACAATATACTGCACTATTGGTAGTTTCAAATAAACTTAACAATATACCACCACAGAATGGACATATCCTAGCCGAATCCAAAGCGAAGAGATTATCGACATTATAGAATTTGATTTCTACATCTCCATTAGATACAGAATCATTACCAACTATCTCTGCAGTGATATTTGCTGCTTGGTAGTCGGGATGATAAGGAAATTCGATTTCCGTATACCCATTATCTATAGTTGTACTATTCAATACAAGTTTAGATACAACTTGTCCATCCGGATATTTGACTGGTACGGCACTACTTACTTCATATCTATCAATTGTATTTTTCATAGACCTACACTCCCACATAAAAGTATACATTCACTATTTTACTAGTATACTATTTGGTTATAAAATTTTTATATATTTCATATAATCGATATACTCTCTATTGTTAACCTTATCAGATTGTATATGTATATATTTATTTATACGTATATTGGTAGTTATATATTTTCATTGAATTTCTCTATCCTATACACTAAATATTGAAAAGAGGAAATCTATATGAAAATTCAAAAACTCCATCTAACTAGATATAAACCATTCAAATTTAAGAATATAAAACGATTAGTAGTTGATATGACTGCAGAGGATACACAAATATTGATAGGTAGTAATGGTTCAGGTAAATCATCATTATTACGTGAATGTACTCCATTTCCATCAGTTCGAAGCAATTTTGAAAAATGTGGAAGTAAAGTCGTCGAATTAGAACATGAAGGTTCTAAATATATATTGACTAGTAGATTCGCTGAAGCACATAGTCCCCATAGTTTTGTTAAGGATACTAAAGAGCTCAATATCAGTGGAGCTACTAAAATTCAACATGAATTAATTGAGACACATCTAGGTATTACGCCCGACATCTATAAATTGATTACTGTAGGTTACGACATAGCAAATATGTCAGTAAGTAATAGAAAAAATCTATTACTCAATCTAAATCCTACAAATATGTCTTTAATCTTAGATAAACATAAAAAAGTATGTTCTAAATTGAGAGAGTATAAGAACAATCTTAAATTGTTATATAAAAGGAAAAAAGATATAACTGATAAACTACTGAATGAAGATATCATCAATGAAATTCGTAAAAATCAAAAAATCTTACAGGCCAAAAAGAATACACTAAATAAATGGATATATGCTCTAGAAACATATATGCAAACATTAAAATCTGATAATATCCAATGTAAACCAATTGATATAAATAAGTTACAATCTGATATTCGTGACATTATAAAGAATTCTATCGATTTTAGTCATATCTCTAGAGATATAAATCATGACATAATTTGTGGTGAATATAAAAATAGAATCGATAATACCGAAACTCATATACAACAGATCGAAAATGATATCCAATCTATTATACGTGAATTATCAGAATATGAGAAATATACAAATAACGATACTGACGATAAAGATAAAATAGTAAATAGGATTAATGAATTAGAAAAGAATATCAGTAATATAATTATTCCGGATAAGTATAAAGAGTATATACTTCCTAAGCATGAAATTGACAAATTGGAAATATCTATATGTCATATAAAACAACTCCTTTCTAGATTTATAGAAATTCCACTTATCTCTACAGATACTTCCATATGTGATCGTATTCAACATACGATCAATTCTCTCAATTACAAGATAAAAGATATTTGTCTTAATAAAGATCAGATAAATAAGGATTTAGACGATCTAAATAATAGCAAATTAGATACAGCAATAGGATACCCTAGCGAGTGCCATTTCGATAATTGTAAACTCAAAACTCTATATATAGAAAAAGTAAATTCGTATGAAACTACAAAAGAAAAATTACTAAACAAATTAAAGAAAGTAACTAATAGATATGATAGATATATAGCAGCTAAAAGTAGACTTGACGAATTCTATTATAAGAACAAATCAAGCTACGAAACATATATGTCATTGTTAGGAATACTTAATGAATTATATACTACCAAAATGGTATTTAGTAATCTAGCTACTTTAGAAGTTTTAAATACTAAACCTAATTCTATATCACACTATTTAGATAATCTGATGGAGATGTCTAAATTGTACCATAAGCGAGTAGAGTTAGTAGAAGAACTAGATATATTCAAAAAACAAGAGAAAGCTATAAATAGTCCAAACAATATGTCAGCAGAATTGATACAAAAAATTATAACTGACAAACAGAAACACCTATCTCGACTATATGACAAACTTGATCTTGTCATATCTCAATCTAAAAAAGAAAAAGAAGAATATCAAACGTTGGTAAAATATACAGAAACTGTAAAGTATATCAAAAATATACAAGAAGTGTATAAGACATATGCATATACTCAAGAACGAGATTCTGTATTACAATACTACCAGAAATTGATTGATATTATGTATTCTCTTATAAATGAATATGATACAACATTGTTAGATATCAATGAAACTATTAAAGAACAAGATAGTCTGTCAGATAGATTAAATCAAGAAATTCAAATTATGATAGATGACATAGAGAAAGATAAACTCAAATATGATCAAATAGAAAAAGCATTATCACCTACTTCAGGAATACCTCATACTCACATGATACGTTTCTTGAATACTATCATATCGAATACTAATAAGTTCATAAGTAAAGTTTGGTCATATCATTTACAACTTATTCCTTTGGATTATAATAAACCTATCGACTACCAATTCGCAATTCAGGTAGGAAACATTAAAGTGAATGATATCTCCACATGTTCTGATGGTCAGAAGACTATAATCAATTTAGCTTTCGCCTTAGCTATGGTAGTACAATTAAAACTACATGATTATCCGCTATATGTAGATGAAATTGATAAATATCTCGATCCTACACATGCACAAGTATTGATTGAGTTATTTGGGTGGTTAATTGATAATAAACTTATAGGACAATTGCTTATGATTAATCATAATAGTATAATGGAAGGTATACGTGGCGATATCCTAGTTATGGATGAAACTAATGTAGTATTACCTACTACATACAATGAACATGTAATTATGGATAAGTACTAAAAAATATAGATATACTACCAGACGATACTCGTATGACTACCCATTAGTGGGGTAGTCATACGAGTATCTTTTATGTAGAATTCATCCTAACTTTTCTCTTGGAATAGTAAGGTTATTTGAAGTACTTATACCATCACTATTATACTCTACGATTTGATTATAGGTATGATGACCATATTTTATTCGTTCTTCTGTTCTATTTATAAGTAATGCGATATCATAAATTCCCCCAACGATATCGAAGTTGCCCATAATCTCACTCATGAACAATTTACTATTACCACTTAAATGAACTCCAGGGTGAATCATTGATAGTCTATCTACCCAACAACTATCTTCATGAGATAAAGTAGCACCATCTGCTATATATCCACCCTTTTCACCTAAATGTAATCCATACTTATCTGTACAGGAATATATCCTGTACAATTTATACACGTTTCCTTCACTAACTCTAACCTTAAAATCGTTTTTGTCAAATCTATATTTTCTCATGATATCTCCTCCGAATTATTTGAGTTATATAAGTATACTATTTGAATAATATATATCTCAAATAGAAATCGTTGGCATTTGTATATTTAATAAACTACATAATTATTGGTATCAATTAACTTCGATGATTCATATAACCTATTCATCATTATTTCATATCTTTGTTTATTTTCGATATTTTCTTTAGTGTGATTAAACAACTCTTTATATGTAGCCCACAATACTAATTTAGTATATTCATTATTTGAATTTACAATACGATCTACTACATTCTCTTCAATTTCAAATTCTCCTTTCGTTAATAGTGTAAGGTTATCTGCTATCTCTACTCCATAACTTTTTCTAATTCTATAAATGATTGTAGGTTCTAAACAATCTTTAAGTAAACTTGTAGATATAGCTATATACTCATCTATATCATTCATCATACAAATAACTCGCCGAGTAGTGCCTAATAGATGGCATAGATATTTGATATCTGATATATTCATAAAGTTGATACGATTATTCATACTGAATTGGATTTGAGAAAAATAAGTAACTAATTTTAGATTATGCATAAAATCTCCACCTGATAAATATATAACTACCGATATGTTATATCGGAAAAATAAATAAAAAAGACTTACTCTCCATCATATGGAGAGTAAGTCTTAGGTATTGACATTATTTATCCAATCTAGCTTTAGCTTCTGCTAAAAAATCATCAGGAGTCTTATCCCACAAATCTTCCAACATTTCCCAATCTACAGCAGTTACTGTACTTTTATTCCAAGTCTCAATCAATTCTTTGACTCGATTAACTCCAGTTGGTCCATGTTCATTTACATAATCAACGATCTTGAATACTACATCGGCAGATACTTTTACATTTGAAAATCCCATAACTATCTCCTTATATGGTAATGATTACTTTATAAACTTCAAGATAGGAAAGTTATCCAAAAATCCCATTTCTGCTACTAAAGAAAACAAGACATCATAATTTTTCCATAAGGCATCTACTGCAGCAGATGCAGCCATCTTTGCATCAACAAGTTCAGTATCAGTTGTAGGATCTAATTCTCGATCATTAGACATCTTCTTATCCAAAGTCTCAATGTAAGCTTGAGAAGTAACAGTAGCTACTCTTCCAGCTTTTCTATAAATTTCAGCTATAGTTGCTATCTTCTCATATTGTACTTCTGACATATCACCTTTAGCTGTCATATCTGCAGCAACTTCCATAACTGAATAGTATACAGTAGCTGCTGTTTTAATAGTAGCATAACTCGTTGTATTGATAGTCTGTTTAGCACACCCAATAGCAATAAGCATCATCCATACTACTAATACATACGAAACCATATTGCGAGTTTTCATAAATATACCTCTCTCCTATTTGTTAAAGTTGATTTTTTGTAATTTCTTCCTGTCGCTTATTGAATTCTTCAACACGTTTTTGTTCTTTATATATCCACAATCGTAATTCGTCAATAGTATTACAATTATCTTTGTAGTTATTATACAATCTAAGTATAAATTCACTTACATCTCTATCGTTATATACTCCTTCTGGAATTGGTGGTAGAGGTTTATATGATAACAATGCTTCTGGCGGAACAATAGTAGTCAACTCTTTTTGTACAACTACGATAGGTTTAGTACTACTACATCCGAATAAGAATAAACTGAATATAACTAATAGTATATATTTAATCTGAAGTAGCATTCTGTCCCTCCATATTTCGTATAGTATCCATAGTATATCGTATTACTTCGGATGAAGTATTTGGCAAATCTTTACTATATTTCTCTAATTCATCTATTTGTTTTTCTAGTTCTTTTGTAGCTTGTTCTCGTCGAGCTAAAGTAGATACTACTCTATCATATCTACTCTTCCACATATCTAATTCTTCTTTATGTATCATCTTGTTGTAATTTACTTCAGTCTCTTTTGCTAACACTTGTTGTTTAGCTTCATTGAGTAATTTTACTGTTTTGTTATGATTATTGATATAGAATATTACAACTCCACTAAGTGCAACTAATAACAATATTTTACCAGCTGTACCTTTACAAAAAGATAGTATACTAGCAATTCCAAACATATGACCTCTCCCATACTCTATATAATTTAGTGACAAAATAACAAAAAATATATACTTATAAGATAGACAAGAGAGATGCCTCACATGAGGCATCTTTCTCACTAATCGCTTCACAATTCGTATACGTAAATATCTATATCGCTAAATATATTATTGATTATAGATTCTACCTCATTCCAATCGCCTCTACCTAATCCACAACCAATCTTAGGAATGCCAATAGTGTGATCGTACCAGTTGTCATGGATCAATTGCATACAAGATTCAACTGCATCAAGATACAACATATCATTACGATTCCAATATGTATATTGTGTATATGCATTAATGACATACTTATATGAAAGGTTAATGATATGTTTTGGAGATGGTGTACCTGTTATATGATCGTGGAGAATTACTCCACATGCCGGTGGAGCTGTCCTAAATGCATAAGGTTCTACCGAACTATATGTTAAAGTACCCAATTTACTTCTATCACCTTTATCTGTAAACTCCATATCAACGTACTGAACAATATTATAATTTTTCTCTATCTGTTTAGCGATACCTTTTTTCATCGTATGAAAGCAATTACACCCATGAGCTATGGTAGTCACTTCACTACAATCAAAAGCTTTAAGTAGATCACCTTTCCTATATACGATCATAATTTCTCCTATACAGTATTTAAAATTCCCACAACTCTTTATCTTTCTGAATGCATTCTTCGTAGAGAGATAGCATCAATTCTTTAATTTGTGGATGAGGTTCTCCTGTAGTACCTAATGCTCTAAGATTGAAGATATGTTTCCATTCTTCAATATTAGCTGTCACTAAAAGTTCAGTCTTCAATCCGAGCGGCAATATATTACGAGCTAACTGAGCTTTCTTGCCATAATTATCAATAAGAGTATTATATCCACTCTCACAAACTGTAGAAACAAAAGTGTATATATCTTCAGGAGTAAGAGATCTACCTGACTTAGATACGATCTGATTATTGTCAAATGTAATGTCTGATACATCTACAGTATCCAATATATCTGCATCTAACCAAGATGGTTTAATAATAGCAATACCACCGCGCTTATTGTAATTTATGTAACGAGTACTTTCTTGAGCGAAACTGCATAATCTGTGTCGTACTATCTCATTCGCAATAGCTCTATCGCACACAAACTTTACTGACATCGTATCATGAATTCGACGTTGGTATATAGAAAATGCAGAAGGGTCTAAAATTTCACACCATTCATAATCACTTTCATCGTAGTTATCAAATTCTATATGTGACTTGATATTAAGAGATTTATCCGCATTTACAATATCATCAAATAATACAGGATAAGTCTGATGTAATGTCTTCAAAATACACTCAATATTTGAAGAATAATTAACACCAATATACTCTTTACAAAAATTACGAAATGCTCTAACATTTCCAGAAAGAATATATCCCCTTTCTGAAACTGAATGTCGAAACTGATGTATACTCTTTGGTATCGTTGATGCAACTATCGGACTTCTCTCAACTACTATATTCATATGTTCAAGCATGGCTGTATGTTGATTGTCAATCAGTCGCTTAACAAAAGATTTAGCAGAATCTGAAGTGATAGCTTTCTCAGATTTATAACACAACCTAGCTGCCCTTTCGATACCTTCAATTGAGTCGATATTGTCTAAAATTTCATAACTAGCATTTATGTATTTCATTGTTCAGATCCTTCTTTGATAATTTTGATTAGATTAAGAAATGCTATACCAACTTCGGTATCAAATAACGATTTTTCAATAACAACTATTACATAGATACATTAGTATACTCCAAAATATAAAATAGAGTGAAGACTAATAGTAGTCTTCACTCTATGTAATATTAATCAATCAAGATTCTCCGGACAGGAATGACTCCGTAATGATGACCCTGCCGATACGTGCAATGTACTTCACTATTTTCATCTACACCCAAAGAATCAGTATCTGAATTACCCTGACTGCTGGACCATACATAACTACTATTAAATGATGTCCAGTCTATACCCAACAAGTCTTTATTTTTGCAGATATAACACAACTCGTCCTTATTAGGTAGAAAATAGTCATCACATCCATCATGTACCAAGTTATTACAATAGTGAACTGCGTTATCGTTAGGAGTAGTATAAGCATCATTTCCACTATGAGTACATAAGTGTTGAGTATTATACAGACCAGTATAGGGATCTGTCCAATTGCTATTAGTATCACGATAAGCTAATCCTAGCCTATCAATATGTGTATTGTAATATCCATACTTCTTATTGACAAACACACTACTACTAGGTACTACTATATACCCAGTCTGACCATCTTTAAAGGTATATGGACCTATGGCTGTGCCACCTGCTACCTTATCTCCAGAGATTATTGATGTGTCACTCTTTTTAGTCTTCTTAATTTTGAAATTTTCCAACGTATGAGGATAAGTAATATCATACCAATGTTCATGTAAACTATCTACAAATATTGATGAGAGATAATAATGTAATTTGTTAATATCAACCATTTTCCGAAAATATATCTCATCAATGTAGGAACATAAAAAACTATCACCCATCCGTTTTATACAACCACCCATGATGATATTACTATACCACCTTACCAATTGTATTACTGGAAAGTTGTATTTGAGTAAAGCCTCATCACATTTTGACATACCAAATAACATATTGACAAATACATTTTCTTGTTGAGTCAAGGGTCTATTGGAAGTAAAAATATCTTCCAAATACTTAACCAATTCAGGATAATTGCATTGATATTTGTTTGGTACACTACGTAACAACCGGTACAACATGTAGGGATAAAACTTATTAAATTTGAGTTTATATAGATCAGTATATGTTTGGGTCCACCGATCATTATCGATATCCGGATTATAAGTTATGTAATTGTTACGTACAAATTCCTCATAAGGGATTTGTATAGGAGTAATTGTATCGGTATCGATATATTCAGATCCCCATTTATCTTTGACAATAAGATTGAACATGTCTACAGCTTTTACGTTTTGGTCGATAGATCTCATCATAGTAAATTCTCCTACGGTTAAAGGTTCAAGTAATTGGTGAAGTTATCTTATTACTTACAAATTACAAATAATAAACTATTTACTAGTTATTATGTCAATAGCTGGAATATCACGCAGATTTAAAATATCATCTTCAGAAGGAATTACAATCGCTCTTACTCCAAATCGCATTTTATTTTCGCCATATAAGCTCTGTGCCAGTTTACCCATCTTCGTATCAAGAAATTTGATATTACATTTTACCATCCCATCTTCTGTTATATGCAAATTAGTACATTTGATACAAACATTTTTAGAATTGATAGTTAATGCATGATCTACATCATCCGATCTAAATGTATCGGAATATACTAATTCTCCATAATAAATTTTTTCAGGATATTTTTCGATATAGCATTCAAATGGTTCTCGCGCATAGTTGTGTCGAGTGTATTCGTTCGGACCATCCACTTTACATACGATTTGATCAGTAATATCAAAAGTAGACATATAGTTTCTCCTATTTTGTATTTATGAATAGATTATATCTAATCCATCTAACGCATCTACATATTCGATCTCTAAAGTATCCGCATATACTATTTGAAATTCTGCATATTTAGATAACCAATGAATTTCAACAGGCCGATCGTCATATGTACAATAATAATATTTAGCTTTATTATCCATATTAAAAATCCTTAGCAAACTCGAGTTCAGATAGATGTTTAACAGAGTAGCCACCAGCCCCTCTATGACCACCTCCTCGATATCTTTCACACAATTTACCAACATGAATATTTTTCTTCGAATCAACTTCTCGAACAGACACTTTCCAATATCCTCTATTGTGCCGATAAAATCCAATAATCAAGTCATGCTTAATGGGATCAACTACGCTATCAAACATCATCGAATTAACCAATCCGACATTGGCAACGATAGCGATATATCCACAAAAAGTACTTTCAAACGCTCTCGATTTCATAAGGATTTTATTATCTCTTATTTTTCTAGATAAGATCTTTCTGCCAATACGAATAGTCTTATCCGTAAAATTATCATCATCAAATAATTTATTCCATAGAACAAATGCTTGTTGATTGTTATTGACAGGAAATAGATCCATATCAGATAGACCTTCTTCAAATTCCATCACATCAGGCATATCCATAAATCTACCAGTATCATAACATCCAATCAACTTAACTGATTTAGGAAATGGAACATCAGGATATACATACTGCCAAGTCAACTCCGTACCACACATACTTGAATCTCTAATACCTTCAATATCTTCTCCTATAATTTCATGAACCTTATTGATAGCTAATTCGTGATGATCAATCCATATCAATCTACAATTCTCTTTAAGCCACAACATATCTTCAGGTTCGAATGTAAAATCAACTACATATACAGTTTCTCCTTGAGACAATCTATCTTTTCTCAATTCATAACCATAATTGACTGGAACTGGATAAACTGTTGGATCTGCACGTTTAATAATAGCAGCAGCAGCTTTACCATCTGTATCGATATGAAAATATACTACAGACATAAGTCTTCTCCTTTATAGTAAAAGATTATCTTATCAAATGGATGGCATATATACATTTTAATAATATATATTTATCTTAGAAATCAAAAAAAATAATAAATATCTATATATATTTGAATAGCTTTTATCGACAATGATATAAGAATAAATTATTAATTTTTAATAAGAGGAATTTAGTATGGAAAAGAAAAAATTTTTATATGTATTATCTTGTAGTAGTGATAATGTAAGTAGAGCAACTCGATGTTTTCAGTTTGCTCGAGTATCTCAGGAACACGGACACGATACTCATATATTTTTAGTTGACGATGCAGTAAGTATTTGTAATCCAGAGTTGGTATCTAGAATCCACGCACCGACTGGAGATTCTCTAGAAGATCATCTGTCCGCATATATGCTTGGAGGTGGAAAAGTATGGGTATGTACTCCGTGTGCCAAAAATAGGAATATTACAAATATCCCTGACGGATTCGAATTGAGTACAGCTCATAAGTATTTAGAATTGGCAGCTGAACGTGAAGTTATTTCTTTCTAACTATATACATAAATAGGTCATATAAATTATTATGGAATCCATATTGCCCATCAGATTCCAATATGTTCTTCATATGGTAGGATGTTTATTTATACTATTTCAGTTTTTACATATAGGGTTAAAACCTAGATATATTCAAAAAACGATATATGGAATGTATTGGTGGATTGTATCATACCTTGGACTATATAGTGGATATATGTTTGTAACTTATTATAGTGGAAATGCGCAGATAGCTAAATTCGGATATTACTATTTAGTATTTTTATCAGGATTATCTATATCACTATCTATATTTACTGTAGGTAAAATCGTTAAACAAAAAATATATAAATTAGTATTATTAGATTTCTGGATATTGATAATTTTATTAACTGGATTATCACTGATACAGCTAGATCAATCGATTGGACTATTAGGAAAATCATACAATCCACTTACTTGGTGGATACCTATGTTTTGTAAACATACCTCATTGATTTTGTATTTGACAATTTGGTGGTTCATAAATTGGGAATTGGATAATGGATATATTTGTTGTAATGTAAAGAAATCTACATCTGCTCCCATAGTAGTAGTTTGGATGTACATGTTGTGTTTAATTATCCCTATATTTCAAGTACCTTTATCTATATTTAGATTAGGACTTACTACTATCGATAATTATAGTGCGCCGACTACTATAACACCTATATTGAATTTTCTATGGTCACCAATGTTTTCAGTATTATTAATTTGGGTAATCTTAAGATTCTTTATGAAATATAACAACTATGTCATAATGAATCGAAATAGATTTCACTATACAACAGATATAAATCTATATTGGATATTCATTTTCTATTTCATAGGAGCTATATCGACTATACTAATAAATTATGTAGGAAGTTCTATTGGTTGGAATTCTCAATTTTGTATGATAGTTTGTATTATCGTATTTACTATCACTCATATGCTTGAACGAACTATTGGGGTAAGTAATTCCAAACATATACGATCTACTTCTTATGGGTGGATATTAGGTTGTGGTATATTTACCACTTACACTACATTAGCATATCTGGTATAAAAAATATATAGAGTAGAGTCTCTCCAGTATGGAGAGACTCTACTCTATCTCAAAATTACTTCCTATTTACTCTTCTGGCTTTACGAGCCAATTTATTCTTCTGTCTTCGAATTAAAGTAGCTTTATCTTTTGGAGGTTTAGTTTGACGAGGTCTTGAATCGAGTTTATGATAACTTCCTCGGCGCAATTCCAAAAATCTTTTAAAATCATCTCCTACATCTTCTACTTTTTCTGTATCTACCATTACAAATAATCCCCCAGAGTTATATATTTAACAATACAGCTTTAACACCTTTCTTAACCCCAAACTGTTTAGCTTGACGCAAATTCCACATAAATACATCAATACGATCTGTCCATCGTTCATTCATTACATCAGTAATAGTAAATATACCTAACTGATCGACATATATCTTCTTACCATAAGTCCATCCCGCCCAAAATAGATCTCTACTTACAGCTACGCCACCTTCACGTACACGTACTCCACTTGCAGTAATGTAAGGATCATCATCGCATTCTATTTTTCTTGGAGTATATGCACTCACTATTACAGTCCGTTGAGTGTAGGTAACTAATAAATATCTTACTAAATCGTAACATTGTTCACTTGATCGTTTATACCCATCTCGTTCAATATGAACTATTTCTAACTCCTGTTGTAATTTAGAATTATCATCAACTACCTCAACAAGACGCCCTACCAAAATACCACAAAATATACTAAGTACTATAATTACATATTTCATTATCAAGTATTCCTTATCATATAAAGCTTTTATTGTATAGTCATGATAGTAGGTTCAATAAACTCAACTTGGGATGGTAAGTATGTAACTTCGTAATCAGCAGTATCAATATATTCAGTATATGCTACATCGCCGAAATGTTTAAATATAAAGATATCAATAGCTTGAATAAAAGAATCGAGGGGAGTATGATCATCTCTAAGTGAAATTCTACAAGTCAATTGTGAATCAGAAATATCTTTATTAGTAAAAAGATGTACAGTCCCTAGTTGTCCATTGAAAATAGCTAAATGGAATTCACTTAAGTTCTCTGAAGCATCCATAGAGATATGAAATATTTGATCCTCTACAGATATAGAAAAAGTAGCTTGCAGTCTATTTAACCCAAACTCTTTACATAACGAGGTAGCTTGTAATCTATTTAACCCAAACCTTTTACATAACAATGTTTTAAGGGTTTTGTATCGGGAATATAGAACTATATCAACTACACTTATTTTGTTGTCAGATTCTTTATTGGCACAAATAGCCATAGGTTGTTTGTGTCGTAATTTAGGTTTCATATATCAATTCTCCTAATCAATTAATAGCTACCAAAGATCCTCTGAATATAAGTTAGGTGGCCAATTAAGTTTATCGATTTGTCCGCATTCTATCACATGCTGTGCACCTACCTTCCTATCAACAAACTCACCTTTATCAGTAACAAAACCCTGTACACTACCTATCATAATTTCAGGATTACGTTCAGTTATCTGATGTATGATATGATGATGTCTGTTAGGTTTTTGAGATGAATATATCGTACCATCTTTTGTTTTTACTGCTACACCCGTAATCATATCTATCTCTCCATACGTATATCAATTTTCCATATCTAATAATGTAGTATCGATTCGTATATCTTTATTGAGTACTCGATATTCTACATATATAGAGTTTTTACAATAGTTACAAGTTTCTACAAAATACCCTTTACCTACACTACCCAATTGGGATATCTTTACGTTACGAATTGGATAAAAATTACTACATACAGGACAAGTCTTTTCTGCAATCAGCATAAATACTATACCTCAAAACTTTTACTTTAGATAGTTAAAGAAGTGTATAATATTTATGTGATAAATTAATCAAAAAAGATAAAAATATTTGACCCAATTATATCGATCCAACTTGTGTTGAAATTTTTACTTCACCATTAGGCAGCAAACTATAATCAACTCGAATATCACACTTACAATACTTACATTGAATATCGCAATATCCCAATTTGTATTCTTTCAATTGCGACATATAAATTTCTGGAATTGGATAATAATTACCACATATAGGACAAGTCTTTTCTACATAAGCCATAATTATTCTCCTATAAAAAGATATAGAGGATGCGACTAATCGCATCCTCTATATCCTATATATTTTTGGTGCTAGTGAAGGGAGTCGAACCCATACAAGCCAAAGCTCGAGAGATTTTAAATCTCTTGCGTCTACCAGTTCCGCCACACTAGCATATGGTGCGAGCATCTCGATTCGAACGAGAATAAGTCCGGTTATGAGCCGGAGGCTCTGCGCCAATTGAGCTATACTCGCAAGTACTATCATTAACACATAATATACCTAAACTATATATTTTTATATTACAGCAATACTCAACTTACCTTTACAGTATGTAGAATATTGCGATCTAAACACAAACATAACTGTACTAGAAGTACCTAAATACATAGTCAATTCAGAAGCCTTCCATTTGATGTTATAGTTATACAACACTTCAATTAAGAGTTGGCGTAAATCTTTGATCTTCTGATTATCGCCATCTTCTATAAGTATACAAATATGTTCATATCCCATATCGTATACATAAACAACTTCATTGCATCGATCATAATCGGATCTTTGATTGCATAATCCAACCAAATCCAATTGGTTATCTGCATCAGATTCATATTTTGCACATTCTGGATTAGAAATAAAGATATCCATAATAAAATCCTATAACCTCATAACGGTATGAAATATAATGATACTACTAATTACAAGTTGTATAAGCTTATAGTTAGTAGTATCATATTTACATTTAGATTACCAATCCACTATTGTGATTTGTCCCTACGCTTTTTGTTTGAATACCTAGCGGTGCACATGTAGCAGCTTGAGATTGATACTTACTCAACTTACTGTTGATAAGACCAACGAATTTAGTCGAGATAGGAAACCCTACTAAACCAACTACCGTATTATCACCAATCTGATTATCGATTCCGTGATACAGAATACGACTATCCATAGATACTGATTGATCTGGAGTTTGAGATACATATGCCACACTATCATAGATGTGATCTTTTGGCATATCTAAAACTTCTCCCGACTCTTCCGAATAATCACCAGCCTTACCTTGAGCCATATGGATACCATATACTCCTGCTGGAGTTCCGATAGCTTTATCGGGTCTCAACCAATTGATCTTATCTGACTTATCCAATTCAAATACTGAAGAAGTAAGAAAGTCTGTAAGGAGTTTGAGTCTATGCCCAATGACGATATCGACTTTGCTGCGCGTACGTGAATTGTCAAATACCATTACTGGCAAATAGATTCCGCTATTACAAATACTTTCAAGAGACATAAACGTCTTGGAAGTATTTTCTGTATCTAACTGAGAAGTCATTTCAGCTACAACTATAGCAACTACAGCTTTATCTTGTCGATGGAGTTCATTAATCAACAAAGGACCAATAACTGAACCACTACCACCACTCAAACTAAAGATAACGATATTTATATCTTTAGCTTCTTCTTCTTCAAACGCTTCTGAAGAAATGTACTTATTGATGATATCAAGATTGGAAGCTCTTACTTTTCCTGAACCATTACCGTCGATGATCTTAGTTTTGTATGGAGTATCCACCATATTTGATTTAGACGTATCGACGATTCGGATATCGACCTCATCCGATAAATCTGATCCAAATCTATTTACCAGATTGGTACCACATCCGCCACATCCAAAGATTGCTACTGACGGATGTTCTGTTTCTAATATCATTTCAGTTTTGTCTGTTGTCACGGACTTTCCTCCTTTTTTGATTGTAGGGGTCTTTTTCATAGTAGCCGGATCGGGCGCATTCTTCATCACTATTCCTCCATTAGGATATATGTAAAATCTTATAAAAATACTTCACATACTTTGATAGATATGCTATCCTGTAAATAATATATATTTAATTTTTAGATCAAGATATAAAATCATTTAGCGAAATCGAAATCATTATAAAGGATATCTTTAGTTACTGTATCGAATAATTCTAATGTTCCATAATTAGGATTATAATGTTTATCCCATCCAGCAAAATCATCAAGATCGTGTTCTGAACTATGGGAGATATCTTTATCATATCCAGGATAGGTTTTAATTCTATATAGTTTAGCATTATATTTTTGCATAATACCAACTTCGCCTTTAAATCTAATATCATCTACAAGAATAGCCCCATTGTCCATATTTGATTTACTACAAAGATATTCAATATTTTGTTCAAATTTGATATCCCAATAATCTTCACCAAAATGTTTTCTACGAATCTCAGTTCCATGAATTTGTAGAAGTGCGCGGATAGTACACATTACATTTCGAGGATCTATCAATTTCGATACAATACCAAAAGTATGCCACCACTCTACAGCTTCAGATGACATATTCGCCAATGAAACTAATTCATATTTCCGTTTAGGATCATATACCAGATCTTCAGGAATTCCATAATATGAGATGAGTTCTTCTCTAATATTGTTTCCTACAGCTACAATATAAACGGGAGAAGTCTCTCTATTCATAACCATCTTGATCTGTTTGGATACTGTAGTTTTTCCTACGCCTATATGTCCACCAAATCCGATAATCTTGCATGACATAACAAAAAATACTCCTGAGTTATAGTAAATTATAAATATCTAGATATATCCTAGCTCTCTATCTTATAGTACATCTTTGTTACAAAATAAAAAATTAAGGAGATGTGAGGTCACTTATGTTTAATGCTATAAATTATATACTTTCTTATGTGTTTAATAATATTCCTGAACCTATATTGGTAGAAGCTTTTTTACCAAAATCAGGAGCCACTCCTAATAGTTTAGATTATTATATTCGTAAAGATGTTATAGAAAAAAGAGTTTTGCCGGATTGTAATTTATATGGCGGAAAAAGAAAGTATATCTTACTGACTTCTGATATGTTAGAAAAAGTAGATATGCCAGCAAAGTATTCTCTAGTATCTGCTGCAAGTATTGGTGTATATCGCATTCCTCCAGAGATTAGAGAATATAGAGAACTTAGTCATGCTATCGAATTACGATTTCCATATTCTGCAAGTGGATATGCTACAGCTAATTTTCCAGCAATGATATCTCATGGGCAAACGCTTACAAGTAAAGCTAACGATATCTTAGATTCTCATACTTACGCACACGCAGCAAATCCACCACAACCTATCCTCTTAAATGGAGATCTTGTACAATTAGATCCACCACAATTCAGTCATATCGATTATCTATTAGTCTGTACATTGAAGTATGATAAAAATTTTACCAACATAAATCCTGATGCTATAACACCATTATCAGAATTAGTATTAAGTGCTACTAAAAATTATATATACAACAAATTGACTTTACAGATAGATAGGGGATTTTTAGTTGGTGGGCAAGAATTTGGAAAATTTAAAGAGATAGTTGAAAGATACGAAAATGAACAAGAGAGATATAAAGAATTGATGTTAGAATTCCGAGGTGGAGCTACTTTAGATAGAGCTATTTTTAGAGATGTAGTACAGGGTATGTTTTAACAATTTTACATTATGGAGTAAATAAAATATGTTTAATGATATTCTGTTGGAACTTGAACCTTACAATATAGAAGCAGAAGAAGATCACGATATTATTCTTGCGATAGATTCCGCTATAGATGAATTATTAAATGTTTCAGAAATCAGTGATAAGTATGATGACGATTTTGTCAGTTCTATCATTGAAGCTATGGATCGTGATAGTACTTTATCTGATTTCCTCGGATTGAATAATGTATACGGCAAAGAAGCTATTGAAGTAAAGATCCGATTAGAATTAGCCGATCTTGGTAAATTGTGGAAGATCATTACTCCAGTAATTGCTGGAATCTCTCGAAGGTATCAAGCTAAAGTAGATGCTTTTAAAGATTCTGCTACTAAATATGAATCAGTATTCAAAAAGGAAATTGATTCAGATAAATTTGCTAATGTTAAACATTCAGCATTGTTACATAATAAAGATATCGATACTTTAGTAGGAGCATTTAGAGGACTGACTTCAACTATTCCAAAGAGTATTCCTATTATCAAATCGAGAGGTGAATATAATAGAATCATTAAAGCATTTAACTTCAATAAGGATATGCAAACTCTTGCAGTAAAGATGGGTACTTTTGTAAGTGCAGGTAAGTCAAAACAACGAAATGCACAATTTTATACAAAAACTTCTTTTGATTTCCCATACTACAAAAATGTTACAATGATGCAGATGGGATTTCCTAATACTATGAGTAAACTCAAAACTCAATACGATAAACAGATCAGTACCTTTTTAGATACCATAAATACAATTAATGATAACATTTCTGCTTATGGTAAAGGTACTAAAGGTATGAGTGGCCGATTGAGTAAATTGCCTAACAATTCGCAGAGTAATGCTATTGCTAGTATTCAGATCAAATTAATGAATGAATATTTTAAGGTGTTAAATAAACTATATCCTAAATTGGATATGGTACATAGTCGTATCGTTTCTCAGATTTCGGGTATACGGAAAGTTTCATAGAGTACAATAAAAAGACTAGAGCTCTCTACAAAAGAGAGCTCTAGTCTTTTGTATATCTAGTTAAGCATATGGAACTATCTCTTCTCTAATTATACTCATTTTGGTATCAGACAATTTTAACTTATTCTGTACAAGATCATTTACTTCTTCATTAGTATAATCTGGATATTCATCTTCTACAATTAGTTTATTGACTAAAAATCGTTTAGCATCCGAACTGAGATATTGAAATTTAGTATTTGCTATAAAATACCCATAATCCATATAGATAAAGAGCAAATTGGTATTTATATAATGTAACCAATCATAGATACCAAATGATATCATAACTACATAATAACCATCAACAATACAATCGTTCCGCCAACGAATATATCGTGTAATTTGTTCAAAAAATACCAAACAAATAGCTATCTTCAATTTCTTTAGTTTTGTCATTAAATTGTTGAGTAATTTATATACCATGACTATTCCTAACTACTATAAATATCTAAATGTTTTAGTTAATATATATAAAATGAAAGCTATCCTCAAAGAACAAATAGTAGCCTCTCTTTTGATCTTTCCGTGAGTTACTACAAAATGAGAAATAGATTCCTTAACTCTAACTAATTCATCATCACTAATTCGGGAACTACTGTATAAATTTTTAATAGTATTAAGTATCTCTAATTTACTACTCATATTAACTCGATTCTTAATACAAAATCTATATGATTTTTGAATCAATGTACTTATCAATATCCGAGATCCTACATATATATCCTCTCCGTTCTTATCCTTAACAATCTCATTCACTTTACCTTCTTTGGTTTGGATAGCAGATAACTCAGAAAACTGGATAAGGAGATACTTCAACATATCAGGTCGAATATTTTTAAACATAGAAGATACCAATTCTACTAATTTACTATCAACAAATGAATATACATTATTGACTTCTAAACATATACCATTGATCATCATGTCAAAAGTAGACACCTGATTAGATAAAACTTTTTCACTATCTAATTCACCTACTGATTTATAGGAAGATATAAAATCTCCCACTTCTTTAGTTTGATGATAAGCAGATACTATCTTTTTGACTTTATCACGAATACGTGATTGTGTATCTGTTATGAGATATATGATCTTTTTATCAATATCATACTTATAAATAGTATTAAGATGTATACTATCTCTAGATAGGAGATCTAATGATCTAACTAACAACACATCTCTCCAACTACCATATCTAATAATGTCATATTTGTTAGACAAATTATTGATAGTAGTTTGCATGATGTTTTCGTTTGCACCATAAGGAAAATTATAAGTAATTAATGATGTAAAAAATTTATAGTGCCACAATAATATCAAATCGACTTGAAATTTATCTTTACTTCTTTTATCCAATTTCCTATTTACACTTGAAATATGTAATAGCCATGTAACTAACAAATTAAAAGGATCGCTAGCTACTTTAAAATTTGTATCAATTGAAGGAATATTTTTAATCAACTGAATCATTTCTGATCTATCTATTCCAAATATATCAAAAAACTCTTTAATATCAGTAGAATTAAATGTGATAGGATTTACTCCAAACAATTGCGAATTGAGAGTAAGTGGATGCTTATCTCGAATTTCAAATGATACTAGTAATTGATGTAAAGATTTTATCTTATTTGGAGTAATATCAATCTTTAATTCTTTTGAAAATTCTTGTATAATGTATTTGCTCATAAATATATAAACTCCTAGATGATGTGGAAGTTGTTAATCTATATGATGTAGATTACATATGATACATTCTAGGGAAAAATGCCCTAGAATGTATCATAGTAGTATAATTACTAAAAGGTATTTAATATACCATTCACTACATTTGAATTGTATATAATAGCATTTTTATGTTCATTTACTTCATTTTTAGTATTGGTATATTTGTCTACACTTAATGCAGATTCATCAGTAACATCTAGTTCTTCATCTATTTGCGATTTAAAATAATTGAGTCGTCTGATCAATGATGCTCTAACTATCTCGTTGTGAGTAGAATTTATAGTTTCTTCTAACTCCATTATCTTATTCTTTAAACTTCTTTGTAGAGCTACTTCTTGATCTTTCTTTGATGTCGAATTATTGAATTGACTTAAGACTAGACTTACTTCTAAACCATAAAACTTAAGATTCTTTCCGGCAAATAATAAATAGCAAGCTAATAGATATGCAATTACCATATCGTCGTGTCCAGAAGATTTATGATCTATTCTATTATTGCGAACTGTCAATCCTGATAATTCTTGTATAAGTATCTTATCATATAGATGATCTACATTCAATTCTAAAGCCTTCATCAATACTGTCTTGTAAAGATACGTTCTACTCTTTTCACTGCTAGTAGTTTTAAATCCGAAATATTTACGAATAATACCATCAGCCTGACTTCTGCTAGTGATATCCATACGAGAAAATTTATCTTCATCACGATTTTGAACAACAGTATTATAGATACGAGTAAATGGATTGATTCCTCGTTTCTCTAACTCCAGTATAACCATATCGATGATAGTACATCCTGTACTATTCCTTTCTGGAATAAATACCATACCTTCCAAACGAAGTAACATCTTGACTATAAACAATGCTACTTTAATGATATTAGATTCATTACATCGTACTGTAAAGATTGGACGCATACTCTTTGCATCTATAGCAAATAGAGTAGTAAAATCTCTACCGATATTTTCTGAACTATCCATACCTAATACTATGGGATGTTTCTTATAATTTCCATTTTCTACAAGATGTCTATCTACATACCAATTAACTACATAGTTATCAGTCAGTTCTGTAAATAGAGGATCTTTCTCTGAAGCTTTAGCTTTCATCAACAAGCCCGAATCAATAACCCCAGAAGATGTACCCATTTTCCAAATATTAAGATAATCTCTATCGATATCATCTTGAGTACCTTTGGATCTAGAAGTAACAAGCTTAAACCATTCATGCGTATATCCTAATTGCAAATAACTATATACAGCATAAACCATCTGACTAGTAGATCCATGACTGATTAGTTCTGTCAATTCATTAATATTTTTAGCATCATACAATTTTTCTGAAAAGTTTAAAGAATCTGAAATCAGACTATAGGTAAATCTACCTTCTTCTGTATCTAATTTTCCTGCAGTTGTAGTAATAATATTTGTACAAGGTTGATTATTTTCTCTAGCAGATTGTACAGCTTTATTTGTAGCAGATATAGCAACAGGATAGGATATCTGTATATTAGCAAACATACCAGCTTCATCCCAATGCTGTACAGGAACTGTCATACCACGACCTAAGTTATCAGCACCTGATGCATCTTTTTGAGCAACAAAAGTCAGATATCGTGTTTTGTTTTGAACATAAGAAATACCTTCTTTATTGTCACTATCTTTTGTTTGTACATTTACAAGATAATCAGGTAATCCATCTCGGATATCTTTTAGACGAATGACATTCTCTTGTCTGAGTGTATTATCTTTTGTAAGCATCGCTACGCTTAAATTTCTACCGTAAATATAGATGATATGACTGAAAATAGCCTGCGTAGAGATAGTCTTACCTGTCTGCCTAGGGATAACTAAAGTGATATCAAATTTATTATAAAATATCCAAATCAGTGCCAAATTAGCTCTATTCAACTGAAACATAACCGGATCACTACCTTGAGAAGGAATACGAATTACTTCTCTAAAATAATACCAAGGATTGATATACGCCTCTCTAGCTATAGCTAATCGTAAATCTAAAGATGGATCATTTAGATTGTGAGGATCATGTCCAATAAGATCTCTATCGTATATGGTTAATGGAAATTTATTATTCTGAACTCCCATTCGTTTCAATACCATTGCTGTTTTAAGAAATGATAGATTTTTAGTATTAGTATCTATATATGCTTTTTGTCTGACTATATCTTCTTCGAATAATACCATATGCTATATCCTCCCAATTCATATAGATATATATATAGCATATACTATATAAGTATAGAAAAATCAAAAAAAA